GGATGATTTTTCCGATTATGAAGATCCGTTTGAAATTTCGATTTGTAACCTTGAGAGTGTCTGGTCACTGCTACAAAGTTGTGTAAGCGATCTGGAACCATCTGATTACTCAGTATTGACAGTTCCAAGTAAACCTACGGAGGTGGCGTGATGGAAGTTTCAAAGAAGCGTCATCAGGAAATAATTAACCTAGCCAACACGCTATCAAACGATGATTTATGTACTTTGATTAATGCGGTGAGTAGTAGGTTAGATGTCTACTTAGGCTCAATCGGCTTAGTGTGTATTTCAACTGAGGTTGAATACGCTCACATGAACGGTATGACAGTACAAGTCAATACCACAATGGCTCAGCTAGATGATATGCGTGAAGACGATCAAATCCAACACGCAATGAAAATGTATGAGCTGCGAAATCCAGAAAAGGAGGTGCTGTAATGCATATTAAAATTGATAAGAATATTTCCATTGATAACTTTAAATTTCAAAGGTGGACACATGTTGTAGATGAGATGGACGTAGGTGACTCAGTATTTTTTAAGAAAGCTGATTACGCTACCAAAAGAGTTTTAGTTTCGACTATCAGCTATCGAGGCTATAAGCCTGTAAGTCGTAAATACACAGACCCACTACAAGGTGAAGGTTATAGAGTATGGAAGCTAAAAAAGGAGGTGTCGTGATGAGAGATTCAACTTATATGATCGACCTTAACGTCGTTACCTTCGATGCATTCTGTAAACTAAATGCCCTAGACGAAACCTTTATAGGCACCCCCGATTATATGGGGGTTGCTTACTTTTGGGGTCATGGAGTGAAGCATTACCTTCGAGAAGCTTCTCAAGCGCAGAGACGGAGAATCCATAAAAAATGGCTTGAACAAGGACTTGATCTGTACGACGACAGTGACGACCACTTCAGAGTTATAGGTGAAGTGATGCCGCGCTATCGTCAAGAGATACAGAACAGCCTGAAGGTCAACGGCTTTGAAAAACACCGTGTACCCGAATGGAATAGAGTCAAGTTTGGAAACAAGCCCCCAGTGACAGCCGAGGTGGCGTATGAACAAATTTAAATGTGAGCAGTGCGACTTCTTTGGCAATGATGATGAAATTGTCATTGTTAAAGAGGTTGATATGGAACCATACGGTGACAGAAAGGTTGAAAGGGCAAGCTACTACTACCACTGCCCAGACTGCAACTCTGACGACCTCACAGAATACGCTGAGGTGAATTGGTAAACCCCGAAATTGCGCTAAGGATGGCGCTCTTTTTCGTTAGTTTTTCAGGTGCAACCCGAGGGTTGTATCTAATGAACTAATCAAAGAGGAAAGCAACATGTTTTTATTTAAAGAAACGCTAGAACACGCAGGCATGGCAGACACCAGAACACAGAAGCTTGCCGAAGCACTCAACTTACTGCACTCAGCTATATCACAGTGCGATCTAGGCAACAGAAAAATCTTTGCGGACAACTTCCCTTACGCTGTTAGGTCTGCCGTGGAGTACGCAAAGATAGAAGAGCTCAATCAAGACTTGTGGGGCATTACCGCACTGGATCGATATCGACAAGACACTGAGCTTGCAGAGTGGATCTCTGAATACTCAGAGTATGAAGACAGCATCCAGACTCATCCAATTAGAGATAATGTATTCGATATGGGAGACTACCGATGATTATTGAAATCATTTTTACAATTGTATTTTTTTCCGTAATGGCTGTGCTTTTAAGTGGAGCTTTTCTAATCGTTCAGGACAAAGAAAGACAATACCAAGAGAGAAGGAATCAACGTGACAACAAATGAAGAACTGCAACACCTTATGCGAGAGCACAATCTGTCTCAGCCTGATGTTTCAAAAATGCTAGAGATTCCCTTGGACACTGTAAAAAACTACAGCCGAACCAATAACCGTAGTCGAGTGCCCAAGGTAGTCATAATAGCTTTGCGTTTGAGTATTCAACTAAGAGACAAAACGGAATGAGAAAGACCCACTTTGGATGCCGGTCCTGAGGACCATGAATCTGGACCGGCTCCATCCCTTCAAGCAAGATACATTTAAGTATCCCCTCCCTGCTAAACCAATACTCCCCCTTACCTGTATCAATCACCCAGAAATCAGCTAGCGACACGCTGAATGCAGACGGCTTGTTGTGGTAGTACTCAACCACAATGTTACCTGTCTTTTGCGACATCGGATCGTACTTAACCTCAACAGTTTTACCTATCTCAGGAATCTCAATATCCCAATCGGGATGATACCCCTCAGCCTTCCTAGCTTGAGGGAATACCAATCTCAACCGATCAAGTAAGTTACGCTCAATCGCTTCACCTCTATCGAGGTCTTTAGCGAATCCCATTTGCTCTGTCTTTTTTCCATAGCATCTCAACGCCAATCTTTACTAAGTCTTTACTGTGACTGGGCGTTGCATTATCTGGAATGCTGTCTATTGCCGCTCGCCTTTCATCCTTGCTTGGCAGTTCCAGTATGTTGCTTGGAAGGTAATAGGGTAGGGTTGCTTTTGCTAGATCATGGAAGTCTGGATCTAGGTTGTCCTCTATATACTGGAGGCACTGGGGGTAGTATGTTTTTTTCGCGGCTAATTTTATTTCAGCATTGAACTTTGATGGCTTCATCGGGAACCTCGAGTAATTCTCTCATTAACAAGATGCCTGTCTCCCAATCCACCGTGACTGTTTCGACAGGTTTAAATGAGTATTCCTTGAATGTCCGTAACGGAAATACCATGCGTATCGGTTGGCGGTCGTACTTGTATATCAGCACCGGAATATAATCATCCCCTGCTGAAGTCTTTGCTTGCTCCCACCACTCCGGCTTGTACCAGTGACCAGTCGCGTATCGTTTGGCTTCGATCATTAAGTTGTGAAACTCAATGTCAGCCTTGCCGCAAGTCTGGTATTGATCTAGGTTTCGCTTCAGGTGATTAGCGCATGAGCCGAACTCATCTTGAAATTTCTTGATGAGCTCACGCTCAAACGCATGACCCTTAGCGCGACCGTTTATCAACTTTCTTCCTCTTCAAGCCACTGCAAGTAAACTCTTGCCTTCTGTAATGACTGGACTTTTCCGTTGGGATGATTTTCATATCGCCAAACATACTTCTGAACATTACCTTTGAGGTAACCTTTGAACTGCTCAGATGTCATAGAGGATTTGATAGCTTCGATGCACTCAATCGCATCGTCTGATTTCTTATAGTGTCTGGGCTGATTTACAGCGTCCCACTCTTGAGGTGTTGCATTAACCATTGTTTTTCTCCGTTATCTTTTGTTTAGTCCAATCGAGCAGTTCCATTTGTGTTCCGTAACGCTCTTCGAACCTCCGTTTAAAAGGGTGGCGACTTGTGTAACTAACATTGTCTTCACCGCCACGATGATGCTTGTAACAAAGGGGTATCGACTTAAGGTGCGCCCCTTCTTTAGTTTTTCCGTCGATGTGATGCACCTCAGCAGGCGTGAATACGTTGAACTGACGGTGACATACACAACATCCGAACTGAGTGATGTCATCCATCCATTTCTTATCAACTGCATTCGCACCACGTCCTTTCATGTACCGTAAACTCTCCGCTCAGCTCTCTCACTGGCTAGCATTGACTGCCATACTTTGAACTCAACTTCAGCTGCCAACATTTCTGACTTTGCCGCCGCTAACATTCCCTTAGCCTTGCCTCTAGCAAGACGGGCTTCATACACACTGGCGTCCTCATCAGAAGCTCTCAATTGAGCGGCATTAGTCTTAGCTCCTTTTGCTTCAGCCATGACCATCGTTTGTGCGACAATTCTTTTTTCATCTGCATCAGATTTCGATAGCTGATACTCAGCCTTACCAACCGCTGTGCCTGCTTCTCGAATCTTCATTGCGAAGTCTTCTTGATCCATCTAATTCTCCTTTGAATAGTTAATGTAATAACGAGCTTTGCCGTTCTTGCGGTCTCTGTACTGACAGCACTTATTGTCGAACTCAAAGCCAACTTTGCCTTCGTACATACCGTTTCGATTCTTAAGAACCTCTAGATACATATCCCACTGCTTGGTGTACTGCTCATCAGGCTCTTCACCTAACATCTCAGCCTGCTCAATCTGCTCTGTCTTGCGCTTGTTTTTCCACACTGAAATGAATCCATCGGCAAGGTCTGTAATTGACCCAGAACCCTTAACGTCATACTTGTTTGGTGCTGAGTACTCTGACTCACCCTTCCTGACGTGGGTCACAATGAATATCGTGACTGGGAATGACAGCTTGAAGTTGACAAGCTTTTCTATAAATCTCTGCTGACCTTCATAGTCATCTTGCCTAACCATGTTGGTTAAAGAATCGACAACGAATGTAGTAATGCCGTAACGTCGATATGCATATTCAAAGCAGGACATTAGGTCTTCAGGCTTAGGTGTTAGCTTGTCAACAAACAGCCATAAGTTTGGGCACATCCACTCAAGCAGTTTCTTTCTGTAGGGTTGGGGGGGTTGCTCTGATCCTGCCGCCTGACGAACCATTCGACCCATCGTTGCTTTAGGTGTCATCTCCATCGAAGCAATCAGTACTTTCTGTTGCTGTTCAACAGCGTTGAGTGCAAGTTGATTTAGCCACATTGATTTACCGTGACCATTGATACCGCACACACCCCAAAGTTCATTGGGTCTGAACTTGATGTCTTCTTCGTCTAACTTCGCCCAACCAGAGCCAAAACCCTGAGTGTCATCAGCCTTGTTTTCAAAGTAGTCATCTATCTCTGACTCAAAATCTAAGACAGATCTAAGAGTCTCGGGATCTTTCCATCTAGCCTCTTCATATGCACACTTGAGCATCCATTGAGCCTGCTCATAGCCTTCCTTTTGCAAGAGCTCATTGATGTCTTTTGTCGGCAGGTTTACTCGATAGCATCGATCACCCAGTCGCTGCATTATTTCTGCGGCGGCAAGCTCCCCTTGCTCATCCATATCAGTAGCGATAAGGATCTCTTCAAATCTGGCAAGGTTCTCGTATTCATGAGCTATCCACTTGGTTTGCTTTGCACCTTTACCTCCACCCATTGGTACAGATAGAGCAGGGAAACCTAATTCACCGCAAGCAATCGCATCCCACTCACCTTCCGTAATCCAGATCTTCCTTGCAGTGTCAGGGATTGCCTGCCAACCAAACAGGATTGGCTTTAGATCTTTCTGGGTAGATGGGTTGCCATCGTGATTGATCGGCTTAGTCTTAATGAATGTCTCTTTGCCGTCTGTATCAAAGAAAGGAAACACTACATCCTGACCGCCTCTAGCATCCGTCTCATAGATCTTGTATCGGAAGCACACCTCT